GTGAAAAATGTTTTCGACCCAGTATCTGTCGCTTGGCTTCAGTGGCTGCGTCACTTCAACCGCGCGCAGGTTGCCGTCGATGTGCATTTGCCAAAACGCCGGATATTCGACGATCGAACCGGCGGTATAGAACACGGTCAGCCTGTCGGCTGCGTCCGCCGGTGCGTTTCGTATCAGCGCAATCAGCGCAACGGTGCTGTCGATGCCACCAGACCAATAGACCTTGAGGTGCTGGTTCTCGGCCCAGAGCGCCACCGCCCGCGCGTCTGTAATCTGCTCAAACGTCTCGCTGGTGCTGCCCGTCGGAATTGCAGGCGCTTCCATTTTGAGCGGGGGCGGCAGTGTACCCGTTCTATCTTGCGGCACCCAAAGGCAATGCACCGCGCGCCCAATGCGGTCCAGCGCGCTCGGCGTATGATCGACGCCCGCGACCGAAACCATGTCGGGCCTTGCCAGCAACAGCTTGTCGCCGAGCGCGCCGCCGAAGGCCGTCGTCGTTGTGTCGGGCTCGAGGCCGTATGTATCCACTGTTTTCCGCAGCGCGTCGGTGCCGCAAGTGCTGCCGAGCGACTGGAAAACGCTTTTCACTTGTTTTGCGTCGGGCACAACGCTCAAATATTCGTTACACGCCGCACACTCGTCATCGACGAACGCATTGCAAAGAGGCTGCTCATTTACAGACAGCGCAATACACTCGTCGGGGTCATCACTTGTGCCGATCGCAGCGAGTGTTGCCACTCGGATTGCGTCAATCTTTTGACGCGCGTCAATGGCGCGGATACCACGCAACGCGGCGTCGGCCTTTGCATCGACACCGTCTCCGTCGAGTTGCGTCGCTTGATCTAGCGTAATTTTACCGGCCAAGAAATCTCGGCACTGTTGCTCGTCAGTCGGCAACGGATAGTGATGCTCGACATGTTGCGCCACCAGCGCTTCATAACGCCGCGCCGCGACCTGCCGAACGATCTGGATATCGCGCCACTGCGGCTCGTAGGCGTTACCCGCTGCGTTGAGCGCCATTACCTTTGTTTCAATGTCGTCGGGAGACTGATTGCTTTTAGGTATCATCTTGTCATTTCCATATGTATGACCGCCAGACGCGCGGTCTCTCGCTCCATAAAAAAACCTCCAGCAAGACCGAGGGCCACAATAATCGTGTAGCCGAGCGTCCTCATACTAGATGTGTGCCCAGCATCATCGGGTGCGCCGTCTCAGCGCTAGTGCTGCTCCAAACATGGATAGGCACCACGAATAAGTCTGTCTCTGGCGCGACAAAATGGTGAGGCTCCAGCGCGTCAATAATCACAGTCGTGCCTTCAGCCAGTTCATGTCGATCCACGCGCTCGCCAATTCCAATCTCCATAACCCCACGGCCATGTAGAACACGCACGACGCGCGGGGTGGAGTGGATGTGGTGGCGCTGCTCGCTACACCCGGCTGGGATGTGGAGCAACTGTACGCATGGATCACCGGGTCGAAGCGGGGGTATTAAATTCGTTGCCGAACAGCCGTTGATGTAAGGCAGATGGGTCTGCGGTTGCAACTCGGCGGTGCGACGCGGCGGTGTGTATCCACGGATTACGACAGTCAGGTCGCCTTGCAGCAGGGCGCACCCACTCGTAACTGTGACTCGATCTTTTTCAAGCGTCCAACCGCTGTCACCTTCCTCGACCTCAACGGAATGCTTTCCGACATGGACGCTGTAAGCATACAGGTCCGAGCGTTGCGGGTCGCGGCGGTATGCACCCCCGGCGGAGACTATCTTCATCAGGTCGTTGCCCCATACGTTGTTCCAGAATTGTTGAGGGTGTTGCTCGCTCCAGCGCCAATAACGATGGCCGCCCCTGCCGCGCCACCCGCGCCCACACTTCCGACAGACTTGCAGGCATTCGGCGGGTTTGCCGCAGCAGTACCTCCAGTTGCCCCAGCATTCCCCCAAGTTCCTCCGGTCCCGCCGGTCCCGCCGTCGCCGCCGGAATTACTTTGTCCCGCACTGCCAGAGGTCGCGCTATTGGTGGGCGGCGCGTTGGTACTAGCCCCTGCACCACCTGCACCTCCACTGAATGAAACTTGTCCCGCACAACCTGTTTCCGGGTCATCACTTCCTCCACCTGTGCCGCCAGCGCCGCCCCCCCCGCCACCACCGGCGCCAGCGATGACAGCGCCGCTCTGGTTGTTGATGGTGCTGGTCACATTTTGCAAGCTGATCGCGTCGCCGCCCGCACCGCCCGCGCCGCCGTTGGGGCCGCCCGCAGAGCCACCCGCTCCGCCCCGGCCAACTACGTTGCCGCTGTTGTTGATGGTGAGCGTTGAGCCGCTAACCAGATGCGCGGCGATAGCTGGTGTGGCAGTGCTGGTAGAGTAGACGTTAATCGAACTGTTTATCGTCAGCGTCACATTGATCGGGTCGGTGCCGTTCCAGCCGTAATTATTCTGCAAATCGTTCGACAGATTATAATTCGTTTGATCCGAGCTGATGGTGATGTTGAAGCCGGCATCTGCGGCATGACCACCTTGTACGACTGGCAGCAACATTACTGGAGCGCCTTGACGGTCAAGTGGCTGAAGCCGTTCAGCTTGGTCAGATAAAAGAAGAAGTCGTCGCCATTGGTCGTCGAAATCGTGTCGCCATCCACTAGCGTGAAGCCGCTTGTGGTGATCGAACCAGCCGACGCATTGTTCGTGTACTGAATTACGATAGTCGAATTGTTTGTGGGCGGTGCCAGCGTATGCGCTCCGCCGTTGACTGCATACTGCAAGTTGCCGTTGGCCTCGTCCGGCGTGTAGGTGCCGCTGCTTTTAGTGCCGGCATTATATGGCGTGGCGGCGAAGCCAGCGGTCAGGACGTCGGCGGTGTCGGCTTTGAGAGTATCTGCGTCAAACCCTTGAACGTCAGTGCCTATCTCAACCCCAAGATTTGTACGCGCCGTGGCGGTGTTGTTTAGGTCAGACAGGTTGTCAGTGACAGTCAAGAAACTCGCTGCGCTGACAGCGGCGTCTTGCCAAGCCGAGCCATTGTACACGCGCAACACGTTGCTCGTGGTGTTGAAGTACAGGTCGCCAGCGTCCAACCCGGTTGTAGGATCGCTCGCCGCCGCGCCGTGGAAGATGCCCTGGAAGGTGGCAAGATCATTGCTCGCAGACGTAGCTGAAGTCGATGCAGAAGACGCAGAACTTGCCGCTGCCGACGCGCTGCTCGCTGCGTTCGTTGCAGACGTTGACGCCTCGCTTGCCTTAGTGGTCGCCGTCGTCGCGCTTGACGCGGCGCTGGTCGCAGACGTTGAAGCGTTACTTTCAGATGTCGCCGCGTTCGTCGCAGATGTTGATGCCTCACTTGCTTTTGTAGTCGCTGTCGAGGCGCTCGCTGTTGCGCTCGTCGCGCTTGACGCGGCGCTCGTTGCGGAGGACGCGGCATTTGTCTCGCTTGTAGAAGCGTTGGTCGCGCTGGTTGAGGCAGACGTTGCAGATGTCGCAGCGTTGGTCGCAGAAGTTGATGAATTTGTTTCGCTTGTGGCCGCGTTAGTGGCAGATGTCGCCGCGTTAGTAGCACTGGTCGCAGCCGCCGTGGCAGATGCGGCGGCAGCGGTGGCGCTGGACGCGGCAGCGGTGGCCGAAGCGCTGGCGGACGCAGCATCAACCAGCAAGTCCCACTTCGCTACATCAGCGTTTGACGATATGGGCTGCGAGCCTGACGACGTATGCGCCGTGTTGGCGATATAGATGTTGTTGTTGCTGGTGTCCTTGACGATGTCGCGTTCCGCGTAGGCAGTCGAGGCGGCCCAGTTTCCTTGAAACGTGCCGAGTTCTTGTGTCACGCTTAGATCGCCGGAACTGTCAAACGCGAAAATTTTATTTGCGCGATCCGTTGCAGAGGTGGTGAATTCGCTTGACGTAATACTGTTGGTTCGCGAAACCTTGATCGCCCGACCAAGTTCCTCTTGGATTTCTTGCGACGACATAGCAAGTCGGTCCAGCGCCAACTCATGCGTTTCAGCCGGGAAGGGATCGTTGGCCGTGTAATCGACCGTCTGGGTGCGCGTCGTCTTCCTGCGAATGTGCCACTGCACTGTAGAGGCTGGGGGGCTGACGGCGGTGACAGTTCCAGTGCTACCGCTGCCGCCGGTGACGGTATAGTGCGTGGTGTATGATTTTACCGTTTCTGCGCCCGTCGCGATGACGCGCTCTACGACCTCGATCTCCGCGTTGCTGCCGGTGCCTTGAAACGGAAAGTTCACCGCAAAAGACGTGGTTGATCCATCCCCGGTGTAGGACACCGTGGTGGTTGTGGTGCTGACTGCCATGATTGCCTCTTAGTTTAGTAGCCCGCCGTATACAGATTCGGTCGGACTGATGCCGGGGAAAAACTCTTGCCCGTATTCCTCGCGGACGCGATCTTCAAAGTCGCTGGCCCAGCCGGGGCGCAGCGCTTCATTCATCTCCCAGAAAATGAAATAATCCAGCCCCAGCCGGGCGTAGAATAAATTGGCAAACGGCAACATTGATTTTGCGCCGCGATACAGGCTTCCGGGGATGCGATCAAACTCACCATGCGCCGCATTGTAGAGCGGGTCCGCAATGAGCTTGTCGAACGTGCCATAGACTGGCCCTAAAATTTCAGTGACCGGGCCTTTGCCAAATTTCTTCTCCTTAAAAATCATGGCGTTTAGCAAGTCGCCATAGAAGCCCAGACCGCCGCTGGTCATCAAACCACGAAATAGCGCCGCGCCGTCAAGTTCTTGTGGCTGTCGGCCTTTAGATACGTCCTTGAGCATATTGACCAACGTGCCATAGACTATCATCGACGATATTAAATGCGCGCCGTAAATAAATTTTTCGCTGCCTGATCCTCCGCCTACAACCGCCCGCGAG